TTAATTAATTTATCTACTATATCTTTTGTTACTGTAAAAGGAAACTCAACCTTTAACGACATATCTTCCTCAAACAAATTTGAACCAGGTTTCATTAAACGATATAAATTGAGTTTTGTATAAATTATTTCTAAACATCTCTTTAAATTTCTGACTCCATCTTCCTTGTTACAAAGGTTTTCAATAATATAGTGAATTGCTAAATCAGGAATAATTATTTCTTTTTCATCAAATTTTACCTGTTCGCGAATTCTTGGCAACAAATAATTATTTGATATCACTGTTTTTTGCTTTTGATTATATCCTTTTGTTTGAATTCTGTACATTCTATCTTTTAAGATAGGATTAATTTTACTCTCATCATTATAACTAAATATAAATAAACATTTACTCAAATCAAAATCAATCTCAGCAAAATATTTATCGTGAAATTGACTATTTTGTGATGTATCAGTTAAATGTGTTAATATTCCTGCTATTTCTTCACCTTTTGGAGTATCACTAATCTTATCAAGCTCATCAAAATAAATTACTGGATTCATACACTTACTATCAACTATGATTTGAACAATTTTGCCCCAAGTGCTTCCTTCATATGTATATGAATGTCCTTCTAGAAAACTACTATCTGTTGCTCCACCAAGAGCAATGAAAGCAAATGGCCTGTTAAGAATTTTGCTAATACCGTCCGTCACAAGTGAAGTTTTACCAGTACCTGGTGGTCCATGTATAGCAATAGCAGTCCCAATTGCTTTTGGATTAGTAATTAATTGTCCTAACATTTGCATAATTTGCATTTTTGCGTCATTTAATCCATAAACTGCTTCATCAAGAGTTTTTTGAGCGTTTGCCATAAAATCGTGACATTTATCAACTCCGTCTTCAATACTAATAGGTAATGTTAAATATTTATCAAAAGGCATTTTCATAAAAGTATCAACCCAATTCTTGATTTTATAAAATTCTCCAGCACCTGGCTCAATATATCTTAATGAATTAATTTTTTTCATAGCCGCAGCTTTTAGAGCTATTGGGATATTTGATTCTAAAAGTGTCATTCTATATGGTTTTTCAATTCTGACCAACTTATTTATTTCTTTTAACTCTTTAATAATTTTTTTTTGTTCTTCTATTTCCATTTTTGAAAAGAATGAAAAGTCATTTGTTGTATTTTTGTCTCTAATAATTTTTCTAAATATTCTAGAATTTTTCTCTTTGTATTTTTTATCTTTTTTATCCTTTATTTTTTTATCCTTTTCAATTTCTTCTTCACAAAGCTCAATACATTTTTGAATAGTTTTGTTTGTCGAGTGTTTTTTTTTAATTTCAGTCAGTTCCGAAAGCAGCTCTTTGTTATTTGTATCTAAAGGTAAATTAGGTTCTTTAGATTCTTCTTTTTTAGACTCAGCGGGTGTTTTATTCTTCTTTTTTGGTTTTTCATCTTCAGATTCTTCTTCAGAAGAAACAGACTCATCCTCATCTTCGGTTTCATCATCATCTTCCTCTTCAGAGTCATCTGCTGTTTCCCATTCATCCTCATCTTCCGTTCCTCCAATTGTAAAAATTATGTTATACTTATTTGAACCTTTAGATACGGTAATTTCATCATCATCTTCTTCTTCTGAAGAGTCTTCTGAACCTAGTGATATATCATCATTTTCACTATCAGATTTATTTTTATCCTTTTTACCTTTTTTACCTTTTTTATTTGATTTAACTATTTCCTCTTCTTCTTCCTCTTCAGATGAAGATTCTACAATTCTTTTTTTGTTTTGTTTCTTTTTATTTGGCTTAACTATTTCTTCTTCCTCCTCTTCCTCTTCAGAAGAAGATTCTACAATTCTTTTTTTGTTTTGTTTCTTTTTATTTTGTTTACTTTTTTTAGGAGGTACATAATCAGAGTCAGAATCTTCATCTTCTTCTTCCTCTTCTTCTAAACATTTTTTTAATTTTTCTCCAGCTTTAATTTTTTTATTTAAATGCTTTGATGGAAACATAGTTGACAAAAACTTGCGATATTCGAGAGCATCCATTTCTTCAGATTCGCTATCACTTGAATAATTATCATCACTATCATCAGATTGTTCATTCTTTTTTCTTCTTCGAGATAATTCATCCATTTTTTTAGAATGCTTATTTTGTTCTCTTCTTGTAATTTTGCTTTTACTTTTAGTATCACTTGACATTATATATATAATACATTTAATCTTTAAATTTAAATTAATATCAATTTTATTTAATATATTAATGAGTTTAGGTACAAAATTAATATTAATTATATTTTTAAAATAAAATTGAATTAAAAAACAATCTAAATCTAAATATTATATTATATAAAAGATGTCACAAACTAGAAGTTCTAATATGTCAAATAGTTCTAAAATTATCGGTATTCAATTTAGTATTTTATCACCTGAAGAAATTAGAAAAAGTTCAGTTGCTGAAATAACAAGTAGAGATACTTATTTAAATAATAAACCAATTATTGGAGGTTTGTTTGACCCAAGAATGGGTGTTTTAGAACCTGGTTTAATTTGTCCTACTGATGGATTAAATTATATGCAAACACCTGGCTATCACGGTCATATTAATTTAGCAAGACCTGTTTACTATATTCAGTTTTTAAAAGATATTCAGAAATTTTTAAAATGTGTTTGCTTTAAGTGTAGCAAACTATTAATAAGTAAAGAAAAATATAGTCAAGCACTCAAACTTGTTGGAGAACACCGCTGGAAATATGTATCAAAATTAGCAGCTGATGTCAAACGATGTGGTGAAGACACTGATAATGGTTGTGGATGCTTACAACCCAATAAAATTAGAAAAGAAGGTCTTGCTACTATTTTTGCTGAGTGGAAAAATGATAATCAAGGCGAAGGAGAAGAAGCAACAATTGTTATAAAACTTACACCAGAAATGGTTCTAAAAATATTTAAAAGAATATCAGATGAAGATGTATCATTTATGGGATTTAGTCCAATTTGGTCTCGTCCTGACTGGATGATTTGTCAAGTAATGTCAGTTCCTCCTCCATCAGTTAGACCATCCGTGAAACATGACGCACAACAACGGTCTGAGGATGATTTAACTCATATTTTAGTAAATATAATTAAAACTAATAAAACACTTCAAGAAAAAATTCAAAACAATGCTCCAGCAAATGTTATTGATGACTGGACAACCGTTTTACAATATTATGTTGCTACTCAAGTTGATAATAAAATTCCTGGAGTAGCATCTGTAGCTCAGCGCTCTGGAAGACCTTTGAAATCAATTAAAGACCGCTTAAATGGAAAAGGTGGAAGAATGAGAGGAAACTTAATGGCTAAGCGTGTTGATTTTAGTGCGCGTTCAGTTATTACAGCTGACCCTAACATTTCTATAAAAGAGCTTGGAATTCCTATGAAAATTGCCAAGAATATTACAAAACCTGTGACAGTTAATAAACTTAACAGACTGTTCTTGATGAAACTAGTACAAAATGGTCCGGAGATTTATCCTGGAGCAAAAATGTTAGAAAAGAAAAATGGTGAAGTTATTACTTTGCGATATGTTGATAAAAAATCGCTCGTTCTAGAAGAAGGTGATATTGTACACAGACATATGATGGATGGTGATGCAGTGTTGTTTAATAGACAACCTACACTTCACAGAATGTCAATGATGTGTCATATTGCTAGAATTATGCAGCGAGGTGACACCTTTAGAATGAATGTTGCAGACACAAAACCGTACAATGCCGATTTTGATGGGGATAGACATATGTAAAAAAACATTTTGTCCCCAACAGGGAGCGTTAAAAACGTGTAACTCCCTAGTTAATTGATTCTTAATAAAAAAGCACTTAAAAATAAAATATAGTATTATTATAAATGGAACTGTCAAAACATTTAGAACTATCAAATACAATTTTAGATGAACCAACAAAAAGATATTGCGAAATATATAAAATAGTAAATCTTTCAAATGGTAAGATATATGTAGGACAAGCAGTGTCGCATATATTGAACCATAAAAGATATAGACCTTATGGACACGAAGGACGATTTAGATGTCACATATCAGAAGCATTTTCAACAAAAAAAAATCAATCACATTATTTAAATAATGCCATTAGAAAATATGGTGTTCACGATTATCTGGTTGAATTAATTGAGTTTTGTGAAATTATTAATGCTAATGAACGTGAGATACACTACATTAAGGAATTAAATAGTTTATTTCCTAATGGATACAACCTTAAAAATGGTGGAAGTGTATTTACTCATAGTGATGAAAGCAAGAAACGCGTGTCTAATGGTGTAACAAACTATTATAAAGATAAAAAATTTGAACGGTTTAAAAATATCAAACATATAGATGATGATATTGAAAAATATATTAAACCGTTAAAAAGAAATAATTCGCAATATGGTTGGTACGTTTATATTGATAGAATAAAAGCAGATTTTGGAGGAGTTCACATTTTATTAGATGAAAGTAAAACAAGTGCGATAGAATTTATAAATAATTTAAAGAATCAATTAGCAAAACACCTTGATGCGGGGAGTCCCTTAGAGCCTATCTAGTTTAATAAATTAGAGAACCACTACTAAGTTTGTGTAGGAAACTTCACAAATGGCCGAGATATAGAACTCGGGTATAGTAATAATGTGGAGGATTGGGTAATCCGCAGTGTTACTTCCTAAAGTCGTTTGGTAGACTATGGAAGGCATTCAGAGACTGAACGGGTGTTGGTAGGTGATGAAGGATTAGCCATCCTGAGCTTGCTTAAGATACAGTCCGGCCCTTTGGGAAACCTTAGGGAAATTCACGGAAATGAATTTACATATGCCTCAGGACCCGGAGTCTGAGGCAGAATTGAGAAACTTAGCGGCTGTGCCATATCAAATAATAAGCCCCGCAAATAATAAATCAATTATTGGTATTTATCAAGATTCAATGCTTGGTTGTTACCAATTTACAAGAGAAAAAGAATATACTAGAGGTTCTATAAGCGTAAAAGAAGGAATTCGTTTTGAACCTAGAGAAGCAATGAATTTATTAATGATGTTTGATAGGGTAAATGAAACTAAATTATTAGAAAATTCATTAAAAGAAGGCGGAATTACAAATTTTGATATTTTAAGTCAAATTATGCCTCCGTTATCATTAAAATATAAAACAAAGTCGTTTAAAGATGATAAAGATGAATTTAGTACGTCAAATAAAGTATTAGAAATTAAAAATGGCGAGTATATTCGAGGTCAAATGGATAAAGGTGTTTTAGCTGATGGAACCAAAGGTCTTTTACATCGTTCTTGTAATGATTTTGGAAATATGGCATCTGCGAAATTTATTGACGACCTACAAAATATTATTACTGAATATATGAAATCAAGCAGCTTTAGTGTTGGTATTAGCGATTTAATTTCTGATGAAAAAACCAAAAGTGAAATTATTGAAGTAATTACAAGAAAAAAAACAGATGTAAAAAATTTGATTGACCAAGTTCAAATTGGAATATTTGAAAATAATACTGGAAAAACAAATGAAGCTGAATTTGAAACCCAAGTAAATAATATTCTTAACAAAGCAACAGATGAATCAGGTAAAATAGGCAGAGAAAAATTAAGTAAAACTAATGGATTTGTTACGATGGTTAATTCTGGTTCAAAAGGTTCTGATTTAAATATTTCATTTATGATTTCTTGTCTTGGTCAGCAAAATGTAGACGGAAAACGTATTCCATATGGATTTGAACACAGAACATTACCTCATTTTACAAAATATGATGATTCTCCAGGTGCTCGTGGATTTGTTGAAAGTTCATATATTAACGGCT